GTAAAGGCACACCATAATATAGTTTATAACTGTTGGCTGAACCTAACTTTGGATAGAATTTCTTCTGTACTTTAACTGATATCTCATTAGTAATGATAGATTGATTACTATTTTGAATGATGTTTACCAAATCTGAAGACTTGAATGTTGAATTAAACGTATTGAGTGTTGACAATGCAAAGTTATTGATAGCATTTGCAACTACATTTTGAATACTGCCAGCATTCAATGTTGTTTTCTTAGGATCATATAGTACATTACATGTGATTTGTAAGTATGTGTAATCTGGATCCACAATTGTAGGTTCAACAGTTAAAACTGAATATGGTTTGATAGTATTTTGAATCAGTCTTTGCTTCTGTGTTTCAGTCAACACATATCCGCCTGTTGGTTTCAAACTCATAAAGACTTGGCCATAAATTGGAGGATTATTTTCTTCACCACCCCATACGTTCACGGCATCAAATGAAATACCTAAATTATTTTGTTGCAACAGAGAGATGTAGTCTTCTTTTGTTACTGCACGACCTTGAGCTGCATAAGATTTTGGTGCTTGAAATTTAATTGAATCAACAGATTCTTTATTTTTACCTTGTGATGCAGCAATCTGTGGTGTTATGACATAACTACCAAGATTAGGAGAACTATTCATATACACAAAGTTATTTGCACCTGTTGCAGCAGAACCATCTGTTGCCACATAACTTACTTTTACAATATTGCCATCTGATAATTGTTGTCCTAATACACCATTACCAAAACTTATTTGATAGTTTCCGTTGATACTTTCTTGTAAAAAGTATACTTTAGATGTGCCGTTTAGAGTCAAATAATTTTGTGTTTGTGTATAAACATCATAAGCTGTGTTTGATACTGACTGCTGAACTAGAACCTGAATGGTTGAAGTGTCAATATTAGGATCAGGTATCTCAAATGTGTATGTTGGATTACTTGTACTGTTTACTGTAAAATTAAAGTTAACTGGTATACCTTGTTTCAACTCTAGGTTTGTAATTGTTGCAATACCAGATGTGACTGGTACAGTTGTTGAATCAATCGTGACAAAGTTATAGTTGACACCACCAATTGCTTCAGACATGAAGTTACTAAATTTTGGTATAGTGAAAGAAGATGTTGTAATGCCACGGCCAGTAAAATTAATGTAGGCGGTTGGTGCCACAGCAGATGCAGGCACATAACCTAATGCTTTTGCCTGAGAAACAACAGAACTTCTTTGCAATGCTGAATCTAAGAACATCTCATTTGCCACCATATTTAAATAGTAGGCATTGTATTGTGTATTGTATGCTAATACGTCCAACAATACTGATAATGCAGAACCTTGAAAGTTATAATCTTTAAATGTGTCTTGATTCTGTAAATAAGTGATAAAATTGCTTTTAATACTATTAAAATCAAGGTCCGTTATTTGTACGTTAGTATTTGACGATGACATTATCTCGACCTTTGCAGAATTAAATTAAATGTTGTTGGCAAAGTGTTGTTTCCTATGAATAGTTGCAAGGTCACATTGAAAGAATTAGTATCAGGACTAGGATTAACAACCACACTATTTACACTGGCTCTAGGTTCATAATTATTGATGACGTTTATTATCTCATCTTTAATTGCACTAGCAGTTACACCGCTAGCAGGTTCAAATAACAATTTATCGATGTTTGAACCCAAAGTTGGTTGAAATGGTCTATCATAAAAATTTGTCAATAACAGATTACGAACAGCACGAATGACTGACTGCTCATCATAACTGAGAGCAATATCGTTGGTGACCGGTAAACGATTAAACGTCAGGTCAATATCTGTGTATAAATTCTTTAGGTTTGCCATTCTTTATTTATAGAGCCTAGGAGTAAAACGCTAATAGGAACTCTTGGAACCCGTCCGGAGATTTTAGGGGGCTCCGCGAAATTTTCGAAATTTTAGGAAGTTGCATTTATTCTAGATACTCCGTTGCTAGTTCCTATGAAAGTATTTACTAAAAATGTCTTTGTTTCGCCTGGGTTTACTAGAGATTTGGTAGTATTGTAGTTGTTTATTGCCAATCTCATGTTGTAATATACCGATTTATCGTACAATTCTCGTGTACTCATCATACTCACAACATTTGCAAAATCGTTATTGATTTGTGAAACTTGGTTATACGTTAAATTTGATGAATAGTGTGCCACTTCACTCATATCATAATATATACTTACACTATTTGATATGATATTTGCGTTATTTGCAATGGTATTGGCCATCGAATTAATCTGATTTGCAACCAAAATACTACTGAAACACGCCAACATAACAGAATTATTGACCATACCATCAGTTTGATTAGTCAAATATGTTAAAGTTTTGCCTGCCGTAGTTGCGGAATCTAAGTAAGGCAAGTTGGTTACATCTATTTTTGCAACAACATCAGCATTAATGCTTCTAACACCAGATAATCTATCAGTGTGATATAAGAATGTCTGTGCATTAGTTGTTAATGTTGTACCAGAAAGTGATAAGAATTGACAATTTGCTGCAATATTAGTAAAAAATACATTTATTCCACTATTACTACCTGTGAGTGTACCAAAAGACAAAATGGTATTTGCTGCATTACTCATCAAGTGAATTGCATTTGCTTCTGGATTGTATGTGTAACCAGTAACATTATTCGCAACAATATCATGTGATTGCCAACTTGTAATCATCGGTGGCATCGTATTTAAGTGATCCTGTGTATCTTGAGACAGGTTGACTATATTAGAATCACTATATGTGATACCTAGTGAACCATAAAGACCTGATGCGTTATTTACTAAAGCCATAATATTTCCTTAAACCATAATATTTGTTGGTGTGCCTGTGATACCATTTGGTGCAGGATGTGTATGTGTATCATACAAATGTGTATTGACAACATCCGTCATTGTCACGGCACTCATTATACCAAAAGTTCCAGTCGGTGCCACAACACTTGCCGCTGATGTGATTATACCTATTGCATTGATGCAACCTGGAACTGCAACTGGGAATCCAGCAGGCACACCTACTGATATACCACCTGTTGGTGTTGTAAATCCAGCCAAACCAGCACTAACACCTCCAGTTGGTCCTGTACCTAGTCTTGATTCAGCAGTAATTACGTCTCCTGTGATTGAACCAGCAACATTCAAATCACCAGATACAAAAACATTATCACCAGTATTTAATCTCAATGAACCACCTAAAGATGTTGGTAAAGCTGAACCGACAGCAATTTCCATATCAGAATCTGATGATAGGTGCATTCCGTCACTGCCTCTAGAGTGAACAAACATGTTACCAGCAACATCGAGTGTATAATCACCACCGACTTGCATGTTCAAGTCTTTCAATATGTTGATGTTTGCATCGCCATCAATCTCAATATTGCATGTGCCTTTAATCAATACATTCTTGCCACCAATCGTGATTTCGTAACCATCACCATATACTTTATGCACTTCATCGCCATTTGGATGCATCTCAATAAATGTACCTGAACGATGTGATAGTCGAATTCTTTCACGTGTTGGTGTGTCATCCATCTCAAATGCATGACCAGATTCAGTTGCAGTCACATGATTATAAGGATAAACTGGTTGATAATCAGTATTAGCTGCTGATTCTGGCTCTGTCCAAGAGCTGTCGTTTGCTGGTCTTGTTACTGTGGTTGTTGTCATAATTTAAATCCTCAGGGTGTACTCTTTTTCTGTGCAAGACTTTGTGTTGTCGTATTTGCAACAGAATTTGCTGAAGGTATGGTTGAAGTTAACAAAGACAAAGTACTATTTGCCGTAACAACATCGTTATATGAAGTGTTTGCAGTTGTTGGTTGTGATGCAGTTGTCAATGCACTTGAAACGTTTGCCGATGATTGTTTTGATTGCTGACTGGATGATAACAAAGAACCTGCTTGTTGTGATATCACACTTGCAGCTGCAACAGCAACTTGAACTGATGCAACCGTTTGGACTGTTGCACTAATGACTTGTTTTGTTGCATTAGTAACATCACTAAATGGATTTGAAAATGCACCATCTAACAAATGCAACAATGAACTGAGCAACTTGAGTAAACAACCTTGTAATATCGCTTGTAGTCTTGCTGGTAAACTTTGAATCCAGACTACCATTGCTTCTGCAAATGCAATATAACCAATCACTTCTTTTTCAAAATTAATAATTGGATTAATCACTCTCTTTTGGAAGTTTATGATTTCTCTGGCCAAACCTCTTAACCAACTTGCAGTTGACGATAAACTACCAGAAGGATCACTTAAACCTAGAGTACGTAACACAGCACGAATTGCTTCTTTTATATCTTCCCATTGTGCAAGGAGATACTTTCTTAATGAAGAATTTTTCTTCAATAGATTTGCAAAATCACAAACGTGAACCAATTCGTTATTTGTTTTTGCAATGATAGAACCAGTAACTATGCCTTGACCTAATCTAGGCACAGATGTGGCTGCAGGTGTTATGTAAGAAGGCAATACTGGCGCTGACTTTTCAACTGTCCTTTGAAAGTTATTAGGATCAGTTTCTGTTTGTGATATGTTTAATGAATCAAATGTTGCCATTTAGTAAAATTCCTGTTGAGGTATTATTCCAGGTAAAACACCTAACATAATTGGAAACTGACCACTTTCAGAATCCATAAAGAAACCCACTACCCATTCACCCATTGCCGGAGAAGATAGTGTCTTTGAATTATTTAATGGATAGACTGGAGTTGCCCATGGCAAGTCTTGAGTTGATATTTCAGGTCCATACCATCCAAATATGCGAACTTTACAACGGCCAAGTCCTAATGGGTCGGCTCTATCTTCAATAGCACCTACCCACCAAACAAAACCATTTAGTCCAGCAAAATTATTAACATTTTTAGACAATTGTTTTACCTGCTACTGTATTTTTCCATATTGACGCTGAGTTATCAGGATTGGCGTAATCAGCTGATACACTCTCTTTTGAAATTTCCAAAATCGTTCTATATTCACTTATGTTGATTAGATGTCTCACCGCAGTAATTAGATACTTACCAGAATAGAATTTATCTAGTTCTTTTTGAGTTGGATTTAATGAATTCAAAGAGAACACAATAGTTGTTCCAACACGCAAAGTAGTATCACCTGGTACTGATATCTTTAATCGTATGGCATTAACTAAAGAGAGTTGTGCCGTTCTATAAGGAATATATGTCTCCGCATATATATCATTTGCCACAGAAGATGTGTCTATTGCATCTACATATTGACTTGTCTTCTGCGAGAAGTTGGAGAATACTAACTTCTGTACACCTCTTGATGGCTGATTCACTTGATGGCCAAATCTATTTTGAAATTGATTTGCCAAAGGAAACTTATTCATGTTTGTTGCATTATTGAAATAATCCGCATAATCAAACGGTGTAACTTTTGTTTGTCTAGTAAGAATGTCAACAGAAATCAACTGATTTGCAAAAGTACCTTTGATTGTCTCGCCTAGTTTATCATAAGAATTTAAAATTTCATATGTCAAAACGTTAAACATCTGTAAATTTAAATCACTACGATTTGTATTTTTTGGATTATATGCAAAATTGGCATAAGGTGCATCTGCCATCATACTTTGCAAAGACCTGAAAAAGAAACCATCAGCATTCTCAAAGAATAACATGTCTGCACCAGGTTTATCGGGTGTTGGTCTTGCATATGAAGCCATCCAGTTAATGGCATCAAATGGTTTTATTGTTGGCACCACAAAATCATATTTACCATATGTCGGTTCAATTTGTGCAATATTTTGTGTATCTACACCTAAACCATTAGGAAAAGAACTTGTAAGAATACTGTAAATGTTATCTGATATGGTTTTACCAGGATATGCTTTGCATATTTTATATTGTTCATTCAATATTGCTTCTTCAGAACAAAAATACAAAGAATATGTCTCGGTATTCATGTTGTTCTCAAGTTTTCTTTTATCGACTTTGTAAACTCTTACAATTTTATCAATGATTCTCCAGTCTTCAGCTTTCTTGAAACTGACTCTCATGAATTCATTACCTAACATATTCAACAGTTCAATATATCCCATTGAGTCTGCTATCATTAGATAACCATTGATTGTATTACTAAAGATATCTTCATTATATGACAACTCAACCATCATATTTTTTAGGTCGATGGCACCCGAAGCAGTCAATATGACTAGCTTTTCTATGGAATAATCACCAGAGAATCTTAACCCTGGTACTGTGGGTGTTGTACTAGTAGTCAATTATTTTCCCATCAAACTT